TCCTGCCCAAAAAACCCATATACACCCAATGACTTTAAGGACATGGATAAAGAACAGAATCGAAGATGGTCAAGAGGTCGATTTCGATACGTTTGGAGTTTATGTTGGTAACCGTGCAAAGATAAAAGGAGGTCAGTAATGTCCCAAGCAGTAGCACAAAAAGCAAAGACAGAAGTAGCAGTGTCAGATTTATCTTCTATACTTGAAGAGGAAGCTGGAGCTGGTCTTGAAAACTTCACAACAGACGATATGCAAATACCTTTTATAAGGATACTACAAGCATTATCGCCACAATTAAACAAGCAAGACAGTATGTATTTAAAGGGAGCCGAACAAGGCGATATTTTTAATACAGTGTCACAACAAGTATTCAAAGCAGATGATGGAATAATTGTTGTACCTTGTTTCTTTGAAAAGAAGTTCCTGGAGTTCGCTCTTAGATCAAGTGGCGGTGGTTTTATAAGAGAACTATCCCCCGATGATAAGGATATAACTTTAACAACTCGTGAAGGTGCGGCAGAAATTTTGCCCTCTGGTAATGAGTTGGTTAGGACACATCAACATCTCGTGCAAGTGATGGATCCCGACACGAAGTTAAGTACTCCGGCAGTTCTTGACATGAAGAAGACACAGTTAAAAGTGTCTCGTAGATGGAACACAATGAAGAATGGTATAAGATTACCTTCTGGTAAACCTATGCCACTTTACGGAACTGCATGGTCTATAAAGACTATTGCAGAAAGCAACGATCAAGGTAGTTGGTATAATTATAAAGTTGATCGTGTAACTGAGATGTCAAAGGAACTAGAATCTATGATGTTAGAGGCTAGAACTATGTATCAAAGTTTTAGAAAAGGGGAAATTAAAATGGCTGCGGCTTCTGCCGATGAAATGTCATCAAGTCAGAAGGATGAAGAAATACCGTTTTAATTAATCAGAGCCGTGGCTATGTCCTCCAAGTCACGGCTCTTTTTTCTATGGAGTGAAGAGTGAATTTAGCAGAAGAATTAATGAAAGCATTTGAAGGCTTTCGATCAGCACATGGTCAGACAGAAGTGTCTACTCAACGAATGGCTGGTAAACAAAAAGCAAAATCTTATATAGTAAGAAATCCCTTAACATTAGAATTAGTACAAAAACACATAGATGGTAAACAAGGTGTTGGTGCTATACCTATCAATGAAGATAACAAATGTAAATTTGGTGCTCTGGATATAGATCAATATCCTCTTGACCATAATGAGTTAATAGATAAATTAGAAAAGTTCAATGTTCCGTGTATCGTGTGCCGTAGTAAATCTGGTGGTGCACACATATTCTTTTTCTTTGAGGAGTGGATGAATGCGAGTGATTTTAGAGACAAGGCTGCTGAAATATCTGCTGCTCTTGGGCATGGTCGGTGTGAAATATTCCCGAAACAAGAACAGGTTCTTGTCGAGAGGGGCGATGTGGGTAACTTCATTAATTTGCCGTATTTTGACTCTGAGCAAACTTTCCGTTATGCGATCCTCAAAACAGAAGGAACGTATAAAGATGCGACATTACAAGAATTCATTGAAGAAATACAAAAAGTCAAAGCGAAACCAAAAGATTTTTTAAAAATACCAATCGGTGGGGCAGTAGAATTATATCCTAATTATGTTCCGTGCTTACGTTCATTAATGTCAATAGGTATATTCGAAGGGGGTAGAAACCGAGCCGCCTTTCATCTTGGTGTTTTCTTACAAAAAGCTTTTCCTCAAGATTGGAAATCTAAATTAGAAGAACACAATGCAAAAGATTTTACTCCACCACTTACGGCATCAGAAGTTGTGGCAATACAAAACACATTAGAAAAAAAAGAATATCAATACTTATGTAAAGAAGAACCTATGTCCTCTCATTGTAATCAAGGAGTATGTAGAACTTTAAAGCATGGTATTGGTGTTGGATCAATGCCTACCATTAGTGGACTATCTGTTATCTTATCGGAGCCAAGACTATGGTTCGTGGATATAGGTGGAAGAAGACTTGAGTTAACAACAGATGAATTACAAACTCCAAGACTATTTCAAAGAGCATGTATGGAGCAATTAAATTTCATGCCTCCAAAATTAAGAGATAATCTTTGGGAAGAACAAATCAATGGATTATTAGAAAACTGTAATGAAATAAATGTACCCGAGGAACTGACATACAAAGGACAGTTTATCTCTTTGTTAGAAACATATTGCACAGGTAGAGTTCAAGCACAAACCTTTGAAGAGATTATGTTAGGTAAACCATACACTGAAACAGAAGACAGTAAGACATACTTTAGACTTGAATCCCTTATGGAGTTCATGAGACAGAAAAAGTTTGATACTTATACGAGGGCACAAGTTCAAGAGAGGATTAAAGAAATAAATAATGGGGATAGTTCAGTGTTAAAAAAATTTAAAACATCTACAGGTAATTGGAAAACTGTCAGAGTTTGGTGGATTCCAGAAATCACATCCGAGGTAGAGGTAAGCAATCTTAAAATAGAAGCAGGGGAGGCACCATTCTAATGGAGAGTGACGTAAAAGACGACATGCAATTAACTCATGATATTTGTGTTCATATCTTAGATAGGTATTTAACATATTTTAAAGTATCTGAAAAAGCCATGAGAAAACTACCCGGCTCTATGACAAAAAAAGAAAGAATTGAATTAGTTTATTATCAGGAGATGGTTAGAAATATAAAAATGGTTAGAGATTATATAGATAAAAGAACTGAATCTGTGGATTGGGAAAGTTATAATTAATGGAAACTGTAATCTTCGGGCCGCCTGGCACAGGTAAAACCACAACCTTAATTGATATAATAAAGAAAGCCATTCAAGATGGTATGGATCCAACTAAGATTGCCTTCATGTCTTTTAGTCGTAAAGCTGCAACAGAAGCTAGAGATAGATCGGCAATAGAACTTGGTCTAGATAAAAAGCAGATGATTTACTTTAGAACATTACACTCACTTGCTTTTACATGGTTAGGCTTAGATATAAAATCAGTTTTTAAAGGATCTGATTATAATGATCTTGGTAAACTTCATGGATTAGAGTTTAGATCTGCTCCGACAATTAGCTTAGAAGAGGGACCTTTGTTTCAAATAGGAGCTGGTGGAGATAAATATATGTCTCTAATACAAATGGCTCGTGTTAGAGAAGTATCTCTGGAGCAACAATTTAATGATGCTTGGGATCACACACTACATTGGCAACAATTAAAAGTTTTAGATAGAGGATATCGTGATTATAAAAAGGCAAAAAACAAATTAGATTTTGTTGACATGATAGAAAAATTTATATGGCAAGGCACATCTCCCGAGTTTGATCTACTTATTATAGATGAGGCACAAGACTTAGCACCTCTACAATGGAAGATGGTCAAAGAAGTTTTAGTTCCTAATTCAAAAAAAGTTTATTATGCTGGAGATGATGATCAAGCAATATATACTTGGATGGGTGTAAAGGTTTCTGACTTTTTAAATGCATGTGACAATAAATTATTTTTAACAAAATCGTTTCGTGTACCGACTGCCGTGCATGATTTCTCACAGAATCTCATAAAGAAAGTCTCTACCAGACAAACAAAAAATTGGCAACCCACTAAAAAAGATGGCACTATAACATGGCACCGAGATATACTTGATGTAGACTTAACTAGTGGCGAATGGTTGGTACTTGCAAGAACTAATTACATTACAAATAAAGTATGTAATCGTCTTAAAGAAGACGGCTATCTCTATTGGAGAGAGGGCACTGGTTGGTCTATTTCCCCAAATGTTATCAACGGAATAGAGGTATGGTTAAAACTATGCAAAAACCAAAGCTTGTCTACATCAGAACTGAAGAACTTTGCGAAAATATTGAACCCAAATATTATTTCCAAATCTGGGAGAAAGTTACTATCCTCCCTAGATGTCGAACAAACTTATACTCTAGACGATATTATAGAGAGATGCAGTTTGAACGTCTCACACGAGACTCCGTGGCAGAAAGTCTTGAAAGTATCGGATCAGGAAGTAGCATACATAATGTCAGTGAGGAGACGAGGGGAGAGGATTCTAACGGGGAAGCCGAGGATTCGGATATCGACAATTCACAAAGCCAAAGGTGGAGAGGCGGATAACGTAGCTTTACTTCTTGACTCAACCAAGGCCTGCGTAGAAAGCTTAGATCAAGATTCTGAGATAAGAACTTTTTATGTGGGAGCAACTCGTGCTAAAAAAACATTGCACTTAATCGAATCAAATGCATTACATAGGTTTAACATATGAAAAAAGATAGAGAATTTTTTTTAAAAGAAGCAGAGAAACTAATCAATGGACAGAGAGCCAAAGAGTATGGACCTGCTAAAAAGAATCATCAACGTATAGCCGATATATGGACTATACTATTAGATAAAAAATTAAATGGTGCAATCACTCCAGAGGAAGTTGTGGCTTGTATGATAGGTGTT